TAAACGGTGTTTTTTATACTGATCCATCTACATCAAAGCCAAGATGGGCAAACCACTACGCAGGTAGCATAGCTGCAGCGGACACGGTTGCTTTCGTGGCTGACGATCCTTATCAAAGGTTCGAAATACAATGTGACTCTACAGCAAACCAAGCTGATGTTTTCTTAAACGCTGACATCACTTATGCTGCGGGTAACAGTGCAAACTATGTATCTAAATCAGAACTTGCAAAAGGTTCTTTAGATACTGATTCAGCGCAATTAAGAATACTTGGAATTAGTAAAGATCCAGAAAACAGTGACACTGCAAGTGCCAATGTAAATCTGGTTGTTACTATCAACGAGCATTACTTAAAAAGTGCTACAGGCATATAATTAGGATAGGAGGATAAATTATGGCTATATCAAGATCACAACTAGTTAAAGAACTAGAGCCAGGTTTGAACGCACTATTCGGCCTGGAATACAAACAATACGAAAACCAACATGAGGCGATCTATACGAAGGAAACTTCAGACAGAGCTTTTGAAGAAGAAGTAATGTTATCTGGTTTCGCTCAAGCACAAGTTAAACCTGAGGGTTCTGGTGTTACTTTTGACAATGCTCAAGAGACTTTCACTGCAAGATACACTCACGAAACTGTTGCTTTAGCATTTTCAATCACTGAAGAAGCGATTGAAGATAACCTATATGACAGACTTTCTTCTAGATACACTAAGGCTCTAGCAAGATCTATGTCTCAAACAAAACAAGTTAAAGCTGTTAATCCTTTAATTCAAGGATTACCAACTACTAACAATTTTGATTCTGGTGATGGCGTTTCTTTATTTAACGTTGCTCACCCAACAATTGCTGGTAGTTACCAAAACACTTTAACTGTTCAAGCTGACTTGAATGAGGCTTCTCTTGAACAGTCATTAATCGACATTGCTGCGATGACTGATGAAAGAGGTCTTAAGATCGCTGCGAAAGCAGTGAAAATGATCATTCCAAGTGAATTACAATTCACAGCGGAAAGATTAATGAAGTCAATCAACAGAGTTGGTACAGCTGATAATGATATCAACGCTGTCTATTCTATGGGAATGATTCCACAAGGTTATACTGTGAATAACTTCCTAACAGATCCAGATGCGTTCTACATTACTACTGATGTACCAAATGGTATGAAGTACTTTGAGAGATCACCTATTTCCACTAAAATGGAAGGTGATTTTGATACTGGAAACATGAAGTACAAAGCTAGAGAAAGATACTCTTTTGGTGTATCTGACCCTAGAGGTATCTTCGGTGTTGAAGGTGCGTAATCAATAATAAACATTAAAAGGGGGCTTTCGGGCCCCCTTTTTTTATGCTAGAAAGACAAACCTATGAAATATAAATATCTTATAAAAATTTTTACTAAGTCACTTCAAACCAAATTTGAAATTGAAGTACAAAAAGAAATAAATACAGTAGAAGAGTTACATCCACATATAATTGACTTTCTGGGAAAATCTGCTATAGATTGGGAACAAAATGATCTGAAGTATAGTAGTACTTCAAATGATTTTTACATAACCTATGAGGAGGTTACAGATGGCTCAAGACAACATGGTACTGTTCGCCAAGAAACTGAAACTCGAATCTAAATGGAATGAGTTATTTCTTGAAAACAAAGGACAAATAACACCAGAAATGTCTGTTCTAGGTGATGAGATAAAAAGAGTAATTAGATCTATCCTTAGAGCACAAGCAGAAGAAGTCCATATTAATCCTAAAGATGGTGAAAATCATCTTTTTGCTGGTTAATTAAGACTTATATAAAAATATAAAAACTTGTTGTTTTTTAAAGGGATTGCTTGCACTCTTCTATAATCTACTATATAAAATAATTACTATACTTAAATTAATATTTTACATAGACGCGTATAGTCGACTCCCTAGAGACTATGTAAAATTTAACTAGGAGAATATCATGGGAAAAACAACTTTTAGCGGACCAGTTCAATCATTGGGTGGTTTCGAAGATGCAAACGGAGATCCAGTTGGAGGAGGAGGAACTCCAGGAGGATCTAACGCTCAAGTACAAGTTAATAACAATGGAGCTTTTGCAGGTATTTCAGAAGGAACAACTGGACAAATTTTAACTTCAAATGGTTCGGGTTCTGCACCTACATTTCAAAGTCCTACAACGTCTTTAGAGTCATATACAGTAGCTAATGCACCAACAAGCGGAAACTCAGTCGGTGACTTAATCTATGTTACTAATGGTAATCAAGGTCAACCTGCGGTTGCTGTATGGGATGGTTCAAACTGGAAATCTATTAACAATACCTTTACTACTATATCTGAAGGTGGTGGAGTATAGATAATTAAATGATATGTAGCCTTGTATAAAGGCTACATATTTTATAGAATAAAATAAGGAGATTTAGATATGTCTAATGACACAAAAGCATTTGAAATTACAACTACTGGTACTTTTTTTGCTGGAAGAACAAGATTAAGAGCTATTATTATATCAAGCACAGTTAATACTTCAGGTGCTATAGGATCAATAAGATTAACAACACCCACTGATGTAAATACAACCTTATTTAAAACAAGCGTTAGCGCAGGTCAAACTGTATCTATACAGTTTGATGAATACCCTGTTTTATTTAAAGATGGGTTATCTGTACAAACTCTTTCAAACTGTAAAGCAACTTTAGTTTGTGATAGTTTAAGTGAAGATATAGTGACTCCTTTATGGAGTCCAGGTGATTTTGCTCAAACAGTTGGATGGTGGGATGCATCAGACACTTCAACATTTAGTATAGACGGTGGTAACAATGTAATAAATTGGAACAATAAACAAAATTCATCATTATGGCAAATGGCATCCGATAATGGTGCTGCAACTCCTGTTTCAGGTGCAACAACTGTTAATGATTTAAATGTGTTTGATTTTGCAAATCCGCAAAGATTGGCTGCAGCAAGACAAAAAGCACCATGGACTAAAGATGGTAATCTAACTGTAATTTCTTTCAATGTTATTGGAACTGTAAACCAATCTGCAGACTCTATAATTTCTTGTGGAGATAAAAACAATGCCTTTTGGCAAGCAGAAGCAGACAATGGATCAAGTTTTATTGGTAAGTTAAATCAAGATCAGCTGGGTTCAGCTGATTATCAATTTACTAACCCTGCTGGTGGAGGTGTTCCTTTTTCAGGTAATACTATTTTGGCTCAAGACTTAGACCATTCTACAAATACTATTAGAACAAAAATGAATGGTACTATAGTTGGAAGTACTAGCAACTATACAACCCAACAAGGTAATACTATTGATTTTAGAATTATGGCTAACTCACAAGGTAATAGACAATTAGCAGGATCTTTTGGTGAATTAATTGTAGCTCATTTTGATAATGGTTTTACAGGTAGTCAAGATTTCATTTTAAAAGCAGAAGGATATTTAGCTTTTAAATGGGGTGTACAGAATTTATTACCAGCTGATCATCCTTACAAAGTCAATCCACCTAGAGAAGAGTAGGAGGTTAGATGGCGCTAAACCCAATAGCCACAACCAACATCTTTGAAAATCAATTTACGATTGATGAGGTATTTGATGAAGCCTATGAAAGATTAGGTTTACAGGTTAATTCTGGTTATGATTTAAAATCTGCAAGAAGATCTTTAAATATCATGTTCCAGGAATGGGCTAACCGTGGTCTTCATTATTGGGAAGTTGCAAACACAACTTTAACATTGGTACAGGGTCAATCTGTTTATACAATGTATCGTTCAACTTCAGACTCAGTGATAGCTTCGGATGGTTTAACTTTTACTTCTTCACCTAATACAATTAGTCCTACTGATACTACTATAAGTATAAACGTTCCATTTAATTCTGCTGTATCAAAATCTCTACCTTCTTCCGGAGTTATACAAATAGGTAGCGAATTAATTTTTTATCCTCAACAATTTTTTGTTTATCAAGGTGACTTTTTACAGTTAAATAATGTTACTAGAGGATACAATGGTACAACAGCTTCTGCTTACTTAGGTGGTGCCCCTATGAGTTTAGTTGTTTATGGAGTTGATGATATACTAGAATGTTCTTATAGAAACTCTACTAATATAGATACACCTTTAACAAAAATTAATAGATCAGCTTATCAAGCTTTATCTAA